AGGCCCGCAGCCTTTGCCGCGGGGTCGCCCTGCACGTAGAGGTAGTCGTTGTCGGCGAATCCGGTGATCGTTCCGGTGAAGTCGAACGTGCCGGCGTCGCGGTCCACGGCGGTCACGCTCGCGGTGCCGCTGCGGATGCTGGTCCCGTCGGCGCTCGCGCTCGCTACCAGCACCATGTCGACCTCGATGAACACGATGTCGTCAGCGTTGCTGAGCGTCACGGTCGAGCTCGCCAGCGACGCTCGCTGTGCGCGAACGCCGCTCGTGTTGCGGTAGAAGTTGTGATTCAGGTCGTCGCCGAGGGTGCTCAGAGCAGCGCGACACCGCATATCGACGGTGTCGATAAAGCGGTCTTCGCCACCACCGAACTTGACCTGGTCGATCAGAAGGCCCTCGAGCTGCGCGACGCCGTAGTTGTTCACCACGGTGATGTCGAACGCGTCATACCGGGGACCGGCCACGTTCGTCTGCGCGTTTGCGAAGGAGGCCGAACGACCCTGCCCCTTTGCAAACATGATCGGCTGGTGAAAGTACCTCCCGCCGAAACTGGTCTTCTTCTGCTTGATGAGCGCGAGCCCGGGGTTGCCCTCGAACAGAAGCTCATCTTCGAGGCCCTCCGGCCACTCTTCCTTGAGGATGTCGACGACATCCGCCCGCACGTCTGCTGATCCTAGTGCCATTGCGAGAACTCCCGCCGGACGTCAGTGCGCTCAACCCGTGGCTGAGCGCTCCTGCATCCGGCGCACAATCCGCTTCGATCGGCGTCGGCGGTCTTCCTCCGAGCTCTCCATATGAGCTCGACGGCCGGGCCTCGAAGCGGCGGTCTGGGTGAGGACTGGACCACCAGCGGCCCGCTCCTCTGGTGCCCCATCCGCTTGCTGGGCTGGCTCGTCGTCTCGCTGTGCGTCGGTGTCGACAGCGGGCGCCGCCCCCACCCCGAGCGCTTCTCGGAGTTTCTGGGCGGTCGCCTCATCCGCGAGCAGTGCGCGGATCCCCGCGTCAGTGCTCGCAATCGTCCTCAGTCCGGTGGCGGCGTCGTTCACCACCTCAGCCATGACGCTGCCCAGGTCGGGCGCCTCGCCCGTCTCCTCGAGCCGCTCGTAGAACCGAGCGTGAGCAGCCTGGTGCAGCCCCATCGCGTCAAGCAGACCGTAGGCGTCCGCGTCCTGCGCCGCCTGCGCCTTGATGTGGTCGATCTCGCGCTGGACCGTCTCTGCCTGCTCCGCATCGGCCGCCGCCTTCTTGGCTTCGGCCTCCTTTGCGTCGATGGCGTCCAGCTTGGCTTGGATTGCGCGCATCTGTTGCTGCTCGGGCGTCAGCGCGTCCTCTCCGTCAGCCACACGGTCGGCCCACCCGCGCAGATTGCCGCCAAACTCCTCAGCAGCCTTGTAGGGGTCTTCTCTCCACGCCTGCTCCCGCGCCGCGGACGCTTCCTCGAGCTCCCGAAACTTCGCCTCGAGCTGCCTAAACCGCCGCTCCGTGTCGCGAGCGGCAGCCTTGTGGCGGACCATCTCCGCAAGCGCCTTGTCGCGCTCCGCCTCGAGCGGGTTGGCTTCGGGCTCCGGCTCGCTGGCGGCCTCGGCCGGCGGCGCGGGCTCGGGCTCGGGCGCGTCCTGCTCCGTTTGCGACATGCCCGCGCGGCGGCGAGATAGAGCGGCGCGGATCCCGCTCTCGTGCGGCTCCGCGGCTGCGGGCTGAGCATCGGGCGCAGCGGCCGGCTCTGGCGTGGTCGTGGTTGTGGGCGTCTCGGCGGCTTCACTCATGGCATATCCTCACTGCACCACAGCCCCGGGCGGCAACGCGCCCTGGGGAATGGCAGTAGACTCCGGTGGCATCGGCGCGGCATCTGGCGGCGGCGCCGTCAGCTCCTCACAGTCGGCGATGAAGTCGCGCAGCAACTGGAGGACGTCATCGGGTGCCCCGTCGGCCTTCGCGCGGAGATAGCTCTTGCGCGTGAGCTCCATCGCGAAGGCGAGATCTTGGAACGGCTCCGGCGTCTGCGGCTCGCCGTCCAACATCTTCTCAACCTGCCACTGGATAAAATCCAGGTCGGCGAGCTCGATACGCTGTGCCGCGTCAAGGTCGGGCAGGTCGAGGAGCGACTGCGCAAACGGGCGGGACATGAACCCGGTGTTGATGATCTCCTGCACCGCGGCGAACTTGCCCGCCGGCGTGCTGGGAAGGAGCGACGTCGGGAACACGCGGATCCGGTGCCGATGCGCGGGCATCTCGACGGCCGACCAACGAACCTCCTGCACAACCGTCGCCGCTCCGCGCTGAATGCGTGCGTTGATGGTGGGCGTCCGCCCCGACTCCGAAGCTTGCTCGTTTAGGTCGATGAACATATCGACGGCGTCCATGTAGAACGCCTCATAGTTCTTCGTGTTGACGATGTGCCGCCGGCTTTGGATGTCGTCGTGAGTGCGCAGCGCCTTGCCGCTATCGAGGCCTGCTGGTTTCGAGCTCGTGGCCGCCGACAGCGAAATGCCCTCCTGCGCAAACCACTCCTCGCGGGTGCGGGCGACTTCCTCGATGAGCTCGCGCGGGGTCGCGTTGAATGCGACGATGTTGGGCTCTTTGCCCGTCATGAAGTTGCCGCGGACGACCGTGAGCGGGGAGTCCGTCAGGTGCTCGACGCGCACGCGTGACGACTCGTCCACCATGCACCACGCCGTGGTCCCGAGGTCGCTGCACGCTTCGATTCGCTCCAACAAGGCATTGATCCGGCGCTGGGGCTCCCGCCCGCGCTCCGCGAGCCCCTGCCCCCAGAATCCCACTTCACGATGCGCCCACCGGAAAAACGCAAACGGCAGCCGCTTGCGTAGGTACTCCCGGGCAAACAGCGTCCCCCCGTCGACGGCCATCACATACCACCCGTCGCCCGCACCCTCCGCGGATTCGATCCGCCACGCCTCGACCACGACGACCTGATCGCTGAGCGTGTCCCTGTTTAGCCAGTGCTCGTGCTCGTCGGCCTGCGCCGGCCCGGCCGCCTTGTCGATGATCCGCGCCACGTCGTCGCCCTCACCCGCGCACAACGCGCGCAACGTGTCGCGCTCGACCAACCGCTGGCGGTAAATCGTCCGAGTCTTGCCCCCGATCGCTTCGGTGTGGTCAACGAGGAGCTCCAGCGGCAGCACCCGCTCACATGCGGGCTCGCCCGTCTCCGGGTCCAGGTAGCCCCACAAGGCGCCCGTCCCTAGAACGGCTCCATCTGTGAACACTTGCGCGCCGAGGTCGTAGGCCCCCGAGTCGTCAAGTTGGCCCTCGAGCGCGCGCGTCATCAGCCGCGCCTGTCGCTGCTCGCTGAAGTTGCCCTCGCTCGTGAGCACCATGGGGCGCGGCTTCGTGTGCGCGATCAAGCTGGCGGCCGTGTCGACGCCAGACTGGATCAGATTGTAGCGGGTGCGGGTCTTGATCTCGCGGCGGGGGTTGGTCCGCGTGCCGAAGCCGTCGACGTCGAAGGACCCCGCATAGAGGCGCATATGGTGGAGGTCCTCTTCGCGCCGCGCCCGGCTCGCCTCGCGTATGTGCGCCGCGTACGCCCATACGCGCCGACCGCGCTCGCGCTCGCTGATCCCCGGCGACCACCACGGGTCAGCCCGCAGCGCGTTGCGCTCGCCCCGCACGCTCACGCGTCCACCCCGAGCTCGCGCACCCGGTCAAGCCGCTCGAGCGCGTCCTCGTACCGGTCCCGCTCAGTGTCGGTGAGCGGCCGGGCCTGGCGAGCCTGGGCCGGCGACGGGTCGGCCGCCGCGGCGGGTCCAAACGCCACCTCATACCCCGCATGCTTGACGCGCACAGCGCCCAGCCCGTGGAGCTCCCGGGCCAGGTTCACAAACTCGCGGTCAGCTTTGGTCAATCGCGATCCCACCACGCACGGTCCTGCTCCCTCTGATACCGCGCATACTCGCGCGCTATCGCCTCGGGACTGCTCGGATCGCTCAGCCGGGAACCCGGCTCGGGTGGTCGCTGATTCGAAAACGCTGTGTGACGCCTCCACGCGTATAGCAGCGCGTCGCACGCGTGGTTTGGGTACCGGGGATCCTCTCGGGTCCTGGACTCATTCCACGGTAGTGAGCTTATCTCCTCGATAAGCGCTTGACAAGCCATTTCGGCCATGCGCAACCGGCCTGTCCCCAGGTCGGCATTGATCAGGCGGATGTGCGCCAGCTTCTCGGCTTTCTCTGCGGGTTCCATGGGTATCCCGTGGCGGCGGCGAATCTGCTCGACGTACGGCTTCCCCAGGCCTCCCGCGTCGCCCACGACAGCGTCCGGCCTGTAGCGCTCGACGAGCTCGGCCGTGCGGTCCGCGGCGGCGTCGGTGAGCAGGTCCGCGGCTTTCTCGACGTGCACCACCCAGGTGTCGCGACTGTGTGGGTGGCTGGCGATGACCACCCACGCGCATTCATCCACCATGCCGAAGTCGACCCCGATCACGTGGATCCAGCGCTCGGGGTCGTAGTCGTCCGGCAGCGGGGCGACGTTCCGCAAACGGTCGAACCGGTACACGAGCGCTGCCGCGTCGTCGACGAAACGACCCAGGTACTCCCGCTGATATGTCGGGTGAGTCTCGTCCCACCCGTGCCGCTCGAGCGTCTCTCGCAGGAACCCGTCTGGATCGTGGTAGTGCGGGTTATCTCGTACGTCCCAGTGGTGGACCTCCCATTCGCGGCGGATCCCGCAACACGCCTCGAACCAGTATCCCACGCGCGTGTGCGACGGCGTCCCCCACAAGAACAGCCGCCCGCCGCGCGGCAGGTGCCGCACATCGCCAAGGGCTGGACCGATGTCGTCATCCACCATGCCTTCGAGCAGGTGTGCGTAGCTCGCCACCTCGTCGAAGTGCGCTTCGTACGGCTGATACCCGCGCAGCAGGATTGAACTGCGCTTGTCCTTCATGCCCCAAAACTGGATGATACCCCCGTAAGGGGTCGTGATCTGCGCTTTGGCCGAGTCGCTGCGCCAGCCCGTGAGGCCGAGGTCCTGAAGCAGCGCCTGGCAGTTTCCCCAGTGCAGCGCTACCGCCGTCTCCCGGTGCTCCGCGCCGATGATCACGGGGTTTATCCGGCCCGCCCACAACGCAGCCGCGAACGCTGCCGGCGGTATCGCCGCGCTCTTGCCCCCACGGCGGCCCGGGTGCGCCGCGATCCTCTTGGACGTGCTCAGTACCGCGGCGCGCTGCTTATCGAACAGACCGCCGAGCACCGCGGCGGACACACGCAGGCGCTCGTCGGTGCCGGCCTCCACGCGCATGTCAGCCGCTCGTGATGATGCGCGGCGCGGCAGGCGCGTGCACCTGCCGGTCAAGCACCTCGACAGTGCACGACCGCGCGCGGGCTCGCGCGGGCTCGCCGCGGGCGATGCGGGAATCCTCGAGCGCCTGGAGGTATGCTCCGTGCAGACGGCGCAACGCCCCAGGCTCATCGGGGCCGACAGCCTCGAACGCGGGGCAACCCTCCTTTTGCCCGCTGACCACCTCCGCGCGGACGTGCGACGGGTACGCGTGCACGATCACGTAGAGCGTCTCGCGCGCATGGATGCGGCCCGCCGCCTCCTGCCGGTGTTTGTCGTCGAGATCGCGAGACTCGGCCGAGGTCGGCAGTTGGGCGGCGATGTCCCGGGCCTTTTGTGCGAGGTCGCCGCGCCCTGCTGTGACTGGGGACCGTTCCGCCATCACTCCCCGTCCTTGGCTGTGCGCCGCGAGCGCTGCGGGGGTTCGTCGAGCGGCAGCGCCCACACGACCTGCTCAGCGCGCGCTAGGATGGGCGGCACGTCGTCGCCCGCGTTGTGACCGGAGATTACGACCCACCCGTCGTCAGTGACCTTAATCGACTCGCACCCACCTGGTGCGGTCGCCCCACCACCCACGGTAAACAGATTTGAGTTGATTTTCTTGCGCAGACGCTTGCCCGGAGGCGCCGCCAGCGTGACCACGGTCCGAAACCGCACCGACTGTAGTTGACCCTTCATTTTCGCCGCTCCTTTCGGCCGAGGTGCCCCGGCCTATATTCCCACCCACCGGCCTCAAAGAATCTCGAGTAGGGCGGGTTCAAGTGAGTGAAAACCAGTCGATCCTCGGCCGACTGGTCGAGCTCCGCGAGCGCAGCGGCCACCAGTAGACGCGCCAGCCCGTCGCCGCGGTACACCCGTTTGACGCTGGCCCAATGCAGCGCGATGGCGCCCGGGTGACGCTCCATCACGACGAATCCCGCCAGGACGCCCGCATCATCCGCGACCAGGCACACCGACCGGCGCAGCAGGTCGTGGATCAGCGCGCGCTGGTACGGGTAGTAAATGTCCGTGGACACCTTCCCCCAGGTCGGCGAATCGCGGAAGCCGGCGAGCCAGCCACCATAAACGAAACCGTCATGCCGGGCGGCGTCGTAGCGCTCAAGATTCATGGATCGTGATCCCCTGCTGCGCCAGCACGACGCCGAGCGGCTGCGTGTGGTCGATTTGCACCGCGCCGCCGCCCTTGCCGGTGAGCTCGAGTTTGCCGGCGGCGAGCGCGCGGAACAGATCGGCCGCCTCCTTCGCCGCGTCCGCGTCGGGCTCGGGGTCCCGCGCGAGCATGTTCAGCCGGCGCCCCATCACGAGGACCGCGTTCGCTGCGGCCTCGCTGACGCTGATCGTGTCGTTCTCGATAGCCGCCGCCACCCGGGCCTGCTTCGCCGCTAGAGCGTCTGAATAGGCGTCTGACGCACGCCAGCGGACGACGGTACGCCTGCCCACGCCGAGCGCTTCGGCCACGTCCTCGGTGCTCTGCCCCGTCAGGAGCAGGCGTATGCCCTCCGACCGCCTGGCCACGGCTTGCCCCCGCCTTCGTGAGCCCTCGCGGGTCATCGCTGACACCCCTGCTTCCGTAGCAGACCGCGCTGTCGGATGTCGTCGTCCGACGCGTTTGGCGGGGGGCGTTCCGTGTCGGCCGCCCGCTCCCGCTCGTCGTGCTCACAATACGGGCACGGCTGGTCGGCGTCGTGGCCGAGCTCGTGGACTGGGCAGATACGACGGCGAGCGCTCACGCTAGCCCCCGTTCCTGCGTCCACGTCCCGAACGCTGCGCCGCGTGCCTGCT